ATATAATTGCATGGATCGCTCGATCATCTACTAAAATCTCTGCACAGTTTATTGGAAACTTTAGCTGATGAGCAGTATAGGAAGTCCATCCCCTTTCTTTTTAGCAGGAAAGAAAGCGTACCAGGTAGCCCGTAGTTTAAGGTTTAATGATAATGATAGTGCATATTTGAATAGGACACCTAGCAGTACTGGAACAAGAACTAAGTGGACATGGAGTGGTTGGATCAAGCGTAGTAATTTAGGATCATCTGGTTATCAAACATTTTACGCTGCTAAAAATCCATCAAATAATACATATGATTACATTGCTTTTGATATGTCTACTCAAAAGCTTGAATTTGGATCAGGAGGTTCTGTCTATAGGAAAACACAACAAGTTTTTCGTGATGTTTCGGCTTGGTATCATTTAGTTGTTAATACTGATACTACACTTTCAACTGCTGCTGACAGAATAAAAATTTATCTTAATGGCATTGAGATTACATCTTTTTCAACTTCAAATAATCCCTCTCAAAATGCTGAATGGTACACTAATTCACAAAGTATTCACATTCTTGGCTCAGGTTATCCGTCAGGTAGTTATGGACAGTTTTTTGACGGTTATATGACAGAAGTTAATTTTATTGATGGACAGCAATATGACGCATCATATTTTGGAGAAACAGATGCAACAAAAGGTCAATGGAATCCTAAAAAATATACGGGAAGTTATGGAACAAATGGATTTTATTTAAATTTTTCAGATAATTCTGGAACGACTGCAACAACACTTGGTAAAGATTCAAGCGGTAACGGCAATAATTTCACACCAAATAATTTTTCTGTAGCTGCGAATTTAGGTAATGATTCAATGCCAGATACACCTACAAATAATTTTTGTACTTTAAATCCTCTAAATGCTACGAGCAGTTTTAATTTTGGTATAGGTGAAGGTAATCTTGTTTTTGATCAATCTTCAAATGACCAAGCAATAACAGGAACATTTTTTATCACCTCTGGAAAATGGTATTGGGAAATATATAAAAACAGTGGACAGAATCCAGAGCTAGGAATAGCTCCGCAATTTACATTTTCTGCTCAGTCAAATGGTAGTGGATTAACCACAGGTGTTGCATTTATTACAAATGGTGGAAATTTAAGAAATGGTAATAACGGAACTGCCTCGATTACTGGTGGCTCTGCTCAAACTGGTGCTGGTTGGATAAGAATTGCTGTTGATATGGATAATAAAAAAATATGGTTTAGTGATACTTCTGGAAATTATTTTAATAGTGGTAATCCAGCAACAGGTGCTAATGCAGCATTTGATTTTAGTAGTGTTGAAGTGGCTAACGGCTGGACACCTTACATTTTTATGGGTACAGGGTCAGGACATAATTGTTATGTAAATTTTGGTCAACTTGAATTAAATAGTTTTTCTTCAAACATACCAGCAGGATTTAAAACACTTAATTCAGCAAACTTACCCGACCCAACAATACTGCTACCTAATAAACATTTTGGTACTTTGCTTTATACAGGTAATGGTGCAGCTTCAGGTCATCAAATTCCAGGATTAAATTTTCAGCCTGATTGGGTCTGGATAAAAAATAGAGGTGAAACCTATGATCATATGCTTTTTGATGCTATTAGAGGAGTAGGGAAATATCTTGAATCAAATGACACCACAGCCGAAGCAACTGGTACACATTTAGAAAGTTTTGATAGTGACGGATTTACAGTTGGTCAGGGTAATCTTTCAAACAGAACAAATGCTAATAATAAATCATATGTCGGATGGAGCTGGAACGCTGGCGATACAGATGGCAAGACTTATACAGTAAAAGTTGTTTCTGATTCTGGTAATAAATATAGATTCGATAATTTTGGAACGTCTGCTGTAACTCTTGATCTTGCAGAAGGTGGTACTTACATCTTTAACATGGATGATTCATCTAACGCATCCCATCCATTTATGATTGGAACAACAGCTAATGATAATACAACAGCTTTTGGTTCTGGAATTGTTTATAAATTAGATGGAGTTGTCAAAACATTTGCACAGTACCATGCTGGATTTGCAGCAGCAACAACTAGAAGATTAGAATTTACAATACCAGCTTCAACAAATAATTTATTTTATTTCTGTTATGCTCATTCTGGGATGGGAGGTGCAATCAATACAAACTCAACTCTTGGATCAAGTAATTTTGATGGAACAACTCAAACAACAGTAAAAGTAAATCAAACAGCAGGGTTTTCTATTGTTACTTATACAGGTAATAGTACTGATGGATCAACGATTGGACATGGTTTAGGTGTCACCCCAAATCATGTTATTTGGAAAAATAGAACCTCAGGAAGTTCGCAATGGATAAATTGGCAGACACAATTAGGAGATAATTTTCTATTATTAAATCTTACAAATGCACAAGCTGGGGCATCTGGAAATGGTCTTTTTACTTATGGAGATTTTAATTCAACTACACTTAAGTTAAAAACTGCTACTCAGACTAATCTTAATACCCATAACTATGTAGCTTACTGTTTCAGCGAAGTAGCAGGGTATAGCAAGTTTGGGTCATATACAGGCAACGGATCTTCTGACGGCACGTTTGTTTTTACAGGTTTCAGACCAGCTTGGATTATGACAAAAAGAACAGACTCTTCAGGTGATTGGTATATTTATGACAATAAAAGACCAGAATTTAATGTAAATAATATTTTAATTAGTCCACATAATGATCGTGCAGAAATAAGTTATACATCACTTGACATATTATCAAATGGTTTCAAATTAAGAAATACGGGAACTGATATTAATGCTAGTGGTGGAACAATTATTTACTTGGCATTTGCGGAATCACCATTTAAAAATGCTCGTGCTAGATAAACGGGCATACACTAGAATAAAACTATGGCATTTAAACTAGACGGCAAACCATTAGCAGTTGATGTGGCTTTTACCCACAACGATATTCAATACCCTGCTAATTGGCTTAGATTAACAACTAAAGCAGAGAAAGAAGCTATTGGAATAACAGAGGTAGCAGACGATCCAGTATTTGACTCAAGATTTTATTGGGGTGATGGCACTGCAAAAGCACTTGATGATGTAGATGCAAAAGATGAAAAGGGTAATTTATTAAAAGATGAGAATGGAAATCAGGTTGTTACTCAAGGTGTTAAATCAGTATTAAAAGCACAAGAAAAAGCAACTGCTGGTTCTTTGTTAGCTAAATATGATTGGTACGTTATACGCAAAGCAGAAGCATCAAAGGCTATCCCAACTGCTATAAAAACTTACAGAACTGCCGTAAGAACTGCTTGTGCTACTAGAGAAACAGAGATTGATAACTGTGCAGATACAGCAGCTTTAGTTACGTTATATGGTGCGACTTATGACAAAGACGGAAACTTTGAAAAATTTAATATGACACAATATCCAGAAGATCCTAACGCTTAGATTCGTGCATTTGCCTTGTCATTAAACCCATAGTGACGTAGAGAGGTGATAGGGTTACAATAAGCAGTAATACAAGCACACTTGTAAAAGATAGTGCTTTTAAAATTGCAAACTTAATCATGTTTCAAAAGATAGCTAATGTTTTGAGTATTCTCTCATTCATAATGGTAACTTCAGTTATAGGAGGAGGGTACTTTGGATATAAGTATGTAACATCTGAGCAGTTCAAAGCAAAGATGATGAATCAGGTGATGGGCAACGTAAAAGGTATGTTACCTAACGTAATGGATAACGCATTACCAAAAACAACAGGTCCATCTATGGCTTTACCTAAGATGAAATTATGAACTGTTGGCACTGTAAAACAGAATTAATCTGGGGCGGTGATCATAGTGTTGACGAAAACTGTTTTCCTCATCTACAGGACCAGTACACAATGGTCACAAATTTATCCTGTCCAAAATGTCATTCAGATGTAGAAGTTTGCTTACCGAAGTATGCCTACGATTGATATACCTGAAATAAATATACCAAACATAGAAATACCAGAAGTTTACGTTCCACAAGTATCGTTACCAGGATATGAACCTCTAAATGTAGAAACTATAGGTTGTAAATACTTTCATCGAGATGTTAAGAATACTGGCAATACAAATTTATTGATAGAAGATTCAAACGGTGTAAGTCAAAATTGTCCATATCCATCGTTTTTACCTATAAACTTTCAGCCAGATCAACTGATTATTGTTGAGGAAGCTGCTGTTGTAAATGACGAGCTAGAAAAACTACCAGAAGGCAAACCACCTCAAGCGGAAATACCTAAAGATGAGAAGAAAGAAGATATATTTGTAGAGTGTCCTGGTAAAAAAGATCAGAGAGTAGGAGATTTTCGTAACGAAAAGAAGCTGGAACGTGTTATAGGGCATAAAAGAAGCGAAGATGGAACTATATGCACCACGTTGTATGAGGACGTTCCTTTCAAAGATCAGTACCTCCCAGAATTTAGCACTGTTGTCTCTACTGCTGCTATTGCTACTGTGGCTGCGACTACACCAATTATTCTCAACCTTGTAAAACCGATAGTGAAAAACTTAATAAAGAAACTGACAAAGAAAAAAGATAAGGTAGAATAGTACAGAAGGTTTGTCATTAGACCTTCACCTCAAAAGCAGCAAGACCTGATAAAGAGTGGGTTAAGTTCCACCTCCTCACTGTCAGAGCGTCAGTTGCTTTTTAATAAGCATTGCAACCTGAAAGCCCCTACTCGAAAGGGTAGTTTAAAGTGAGCCCAGGACCGATGCTTATTTTTTTGACTTTATTTCGTGCGTATGTGGTATAACTTGATTTGGTGGTACTGTTACTTTTATCCCTTCACAAATCTCTGCGTATTTTCC